GGCCAGCGAAGTATTCGGCGAGGCGCGTGTTGAACTGCCCGTCCACTACCAGGGTCCACCACTGGCGATCTTGATGGACTACCGCTTCGTTCTCGACTTTCTTGAAGTCCTGCCAGAGAAGAGCGAGGCAACCATGGAAGTCGAGGACGGGGAAAAGGCGGTCCTCTTCTCGGCAAACGAAGGTGCCTATGAGTATGTGGTAATGCCCATGAGCCGGGACAAGGCTCCCACTATCTGAGAGCCAACACATCATGGCTGGACTCATCATTGACCGCATGCCAGGAGAACGCTTCGCCATTTATACCAGCGATGGAAGGATCGTCGTCTCGACGCTGGAGCTTGTGCCCGCGAACCGGCCAACGAAGGTCGTCATCAACATCCAAGCGCCGCCAGACGTGTACATTGTGCGTGAAGAGATTGATCCCAATGGACCCTATTATGCAAAGGAGTAACGCATGGCATTGCCTGGCCCAATCATTAAGACAAAACGCCTCAACACACCCAAGGGCCTGCTGTACGGCCCGCCGGGCAGCGGCAAGACAACATTCGGAGCGACAACGCCAGCTCCCATTTTGATCGACTGTGAGAACGGCGCTGGCCATGTCGAGTGTGCCAAGACACCGTACCTTGCCACGTGGGGTGAGATCAAGCCGTGGCTTGACGCGATGGCCAAAGAAAACCACGAGTTCAAGACGGTCGTGGTGGACTCCATTGACTGGCTTTTGCGGCGCGTGGAAGAGCACGTCGCTGGCGTCGATGGATCGACGGCTGGCTTGGCTCAAACACTCAATCGCAGCCACGGCGGATACGGCAACGGCCGCCAGGTGCTGCGGAACTACGTCTATCAGTATCTGCTGCCGACGTTCGATCGGATGGTCACGCGCGGCATTGCGGTCTTGCTTCTCGCGCATGCCGACCGCCGCGATGTGACAACACTCGATGGCGTAGAGACCGAGAAGTCGATGCCGGACATTCATGCGGACCTGGCCAACACGGTGATCGAGTGGTGTGACTTTGTGGCCGCCATTCGCTTGGCGCCCAACAAGGCCACCAACGGCGGCCGCGAAATGGTGCTAGCCGAAACACCGCAGCTCGTTGCAAAGAATCGGTACGGCATTCAGTCACCAATTCCGCTTTCTTGGGATGCTTTCGCGCGTGCGATTGCTGGTTCTGTTTCTCGTGACTAGGAGTTCCTGCTATGGCATCGTTAGATGATCTCCATGGGTTCGACCCAGCTGCTGTCTCGGTGAAAGGTTCATTCGAGCCATTGCCCGAGGGCTGGTATCGGGCAATCATCACACAGTCAGTGCGCAAGCCGTCCAAGACGGGCGGCGAATACATCGAGCTGACCATTAATATCACACAAGGCGAATACGCTGGCCGACTGTTGTGGGACAGGCTCAACGTGAAGCACCACAACCCAAAGGCGGTCAACTTCGCCTACGCTAGACTCTCGTCGATTTGCCGAGCCGCGAATGTGCTGCGGCCACGCGACACCGAAGAGTTGCACAACATCGAGATGTTTATCTACGTGACGCAGCGGTTTGACGAGTACTCGCGCAAGTACCGCAACGAGATCGACCAGTACTCCGCTCGTCCGGCTTAGTTCCTTCGTGCTCTTAGCGGCTGGGGCCTTTCGCGCCCCAGCCTGGTGCGTGTGTGCATGTACATACTTCGGCCATATCAACAGGAAGCCATCAATGCTGTGCGTGCCCACCTGATGACGCGCGCCGACAATCCGTGCGTCGTCATTCCCACGGCAGGCGGCAAGACGGCCATCATCGCAGCCATCTGTAGCGACTATGTGGAGGTGTGGGGGTGTCGGGTGCTGATTCTGGCGCACGTCAAAGAACTGCTTGAGCAAACAGCCTCCACGCTCAGCAAGTTCGCACCCAAGGTGCAGTTCGGCATTTACTCGGCCGGTCTTGGAAGGCGAGAGGTAGACAAGCCAGCGATCATCGCCAGCATACAGTCCGTCTACAACAAGGCTGATGAGCTAGGTGCATTCGACCTGGTAATCATTGATGAGGCCCATCGCATGGCGCCGCGTGATGAGACGACGATGTACGGGCGGCTCATCAGCGATCTCAAAAGAATCACGCCAGAGCTACGTGTCATGGGACTTACGGCTACGCCGTATCGCTTATCATGTGGACCAATCTGCACACCCGATGGCGTGTTGAACACCATTTGCTACGAGATCAGCGTCAAGTCGCTGATCGACATGGGATATTTGTGCCCACTCATCACGAAGGCTGGTATTGCTGAGGCTAATCTAACGGGCCTTCGTGTGCGAGCCGGCGAGTTTGTGCAGGAAGACGTGGACAAGGCGATGGATCAAAGCGGCCTAGTGCACAAGGCATGCGAAGAAATCGCAGCGCTGACGGCCAGTCGCAACCGCGTCCTGGTATTTGCGTGCGGTGTAGAGCATGGCATCCATGTGCGCGATACGCTGGCCAGGATCACTGGCCAAGAAGTTGGCTTTGTGTGCGGCGAAACGCCAAGCGAAGAGCGCGACAGCCTCATCTCTGCTTTTCGTTCCGACACACTGATGCAGCTCAAATACCTGGTCAATGTCGATGTGCTCTCCACTGGCTTCGACGCGCCGAACATCGACTGTGTGGCGGTACTGAGGCCCACTATGTCGCCCGGCTGGTGGGTCCAGGCGGTGGGGCGCGGCTTGCGTAAGCATGAGAGCAAGAAGGATTGTCTGGTGCTGGATTATGGCGGCAACGCCGAGAGGCACGGGCCTGTCGATGCCATCGTACCACCGCCGGCGCCCGGGCTCCGTGCAAAAGATCGGGAAGAAGACGACGAGCCAAAGGGCCGCAAGTGTCCTCAGTGCCGAACCGTAACAAGGGATGCGACGTGCCCTGATTGCGGATATGAGTTCCCGGCCATTCGCCGGCTGCCCAAGCATTCAGTAGAGGCCAGCACCGCGCCGCTCATCGACGCACCTGGCGGCGTCGTTGTCAAGAAGCACAAGGTGTACAAGATTGTGTACTCGCTCCACATCAAGCGAGACGCGCCACCCGGGGCACCTAAGACGATGCGCGTGGACTACAGCATCTGTCCGTGGAACATGTCTCGAATATCCGAGTGGATTTGCTTCGAGCACGAAGGTTATCCGCGGCTAAAGGCGGCGCGATGGTGGTACATGTTTTCCAAGCACAGCATGCCGACACCTCACTCGTCAGCGGCGGCAGTGGACATTGCGCGGCGCGGAGGGCTCAAGACAGTCTCGTCTATCACCGTGAAACAAGAGCCAGGAAGCAAGTTTCCTGAAATCATCGACTACGAGATTGGCCCACTAACAGACGCCAGCGATCAGCACAGTACCGAAGAACATGTTATCGACTTCTGATGCCAATGGAGCGGTTTCCATGACCAAGAACGCCAGCCACGAGGCCGCACTGCAATACGCGAAGCTCGGCTACAAAGTGATCCCCATCTTGCTGATCCCAGAGGACGCCGACAAGCGCAAGTATCGCAAGGTGCCGGTGATCAAGGCGTGGCCAGAGCACGCCACGACAGTGCCATCCGTGATCGACGGCTGGTGGGCGAAAAACGTCAACCTCGGAGTGGGGATTGTCACAGACCAAATCGCTGTCGTTGACCTTGACCCGGGCGCTGATGTGGCGGCTGTCGAAGGGCTGCTAGGCATCAGCGACGCGAATCGCTATGTAATCCCAACCGTCAAGACTCCTCGCGGCGGCCTGCACTACTACTACCGGCTGCCAGCTGGGCTAGTGCTTAGGCCCAAGACTGGCGTGCTGGATCATGTCGATGTGAAAACTGGTCCACGTGCATTCGTAGTGGCCCCGCCCAGCGGACAAAATGGCGACCGTTACGAGTGGATGGTGCCGCTAGTCCACCCAGGGCACTTGCCACTGCTCCCCGAAAGCTTTATTCGCCTGCTCGAAGGTAGAGCGACACATCATCAGACCGACGATAATGGCGATCCAATGGTCCGCGGCATAACCCTCGACGGAGCCAGCGTCACAGTGCGAGCCCCGACCAGGTGCTTCGCGGTAGGCACACGGCATGCCGAGATGTTTGCCCTGGTGCGGCGTTTGCGACAAGACGGCTGGGGCGGTAAAGCCCTGGTGCTGGCTGTCATGGCCGCCAATCGCTTCTTGTGCGAGGAGCCGCTACCAGACAAGGAAGTGCTGGATATCTGCAAGCACTTAGAACACAACTTCCGACCGCTACCCAATCCGCAGTTTTCGCTCACGCAGTTCGCTGAGGATGAGTACCACGCGCAAGTCTTTCTCAAGGCCCACGAGCGGCCGGACGGGTTCCCGATCAAGTACGTGCACGAAAGTGATGAGTGGCTTGTGTGGGAGGGTGACAGATGGCATAAGATCGTCAGCAATGAGCGAATGAATCACCTCATCCACAAGGTGCTGTTCTCGATCTACCATCCCACCATTGAGCACTTAAAGCGCAAGAAGCAGGCACTTGTCGAACAGCAAAGCAGCGAGCCGGTGCAGCAGGTGCAAACGTCGGGCAATGGTCATGGAAGGCCCACAATTGTTGTGTCACCTGGCGACGCTGGAATCAAAGAGCAGATCAAAGAGGTCGATGCGCAACTCAAGTTTTTCCAGCGAGCCAGGGACGAGATTTGCCGCGTGGGCCAGCAGGATCGCATCCGCAAGTCGTTGAGCGGACACCCGGACATCACGACATCAGCCGCAGATTGGGACAAGATGGCTGGCTGCTTTCCTGTGATCAACGGTGTGTTGATTTTGGACGGCGACATTCGCCTTGTTAAACACAGCAAGAAACATCTGATCAAAACTGTTGCTGATGTTGAGTACGCCCCCAAGGCCACGTGCCCAAAATGGCAAGAGCACATCGAAATGTGCCTGCCAGACGACGAGGTGCGACGCGAAGTGCAGCGCGAACTTGGCGCGGCCCTGCTCGGCAAGAATTGCCAGTTCGCGCCGATCTGGTATGGCGAGGGAAAGAACGGGAAAAGCGTCACTGTCGAAACGCTGCGGTGCATCTTCGGCGATTTTTATGCCACCGCATCACGCCAGCTTCTAGATTGTATCGAGAGCAGTACATCGTCACATACGGAGCCACTGATGCGCGTGATTGGCAAGCGGCTGGTGGTAATGAAGGAACTCAGCCAGGGCACAAAGCTCATCACAAACGCCGTCAAGCATCTAACGAGTGGCGAGATGCTAGAAGGGCGAGCTCCGTTTGCTAAGCGAAGTGTCGCCTTTGAACCTACCTGGCTGCTGCTCATTACAACCAACCACAAGCCGCGCATCACCGAAACCGACCGCGGCGTGTGGCGACGCATGCGTGTCATCCCGTGGGAGCAAGTGATACCGCAAGATCGCGAGCGACCGTACCACGAGGTGATCGCAGACCTCAAGGCCGAGGCCAGCGGCATTCTGAACTGGCTGCTAGACGGGTACCGCGACTTTGCCGCCGAGCCCTACTGGGTACCAGAGAAAGTACTCGTGGCCACCGAGGAGTACCGGGAGATGCAAGACGGGCTGCTGCCGTTCTTTGAGGCGGCGTGCGAGTTCCAGGGCGTCGCAGGCGACACTTCAAGGCATGCTACCGACTACTACGTCACCGCCAACGACCTGCTCAGCGCATTCCTGGAGTGGTCGCAGGGCGCGCACATGCGGCTGTCTAGCCCCGCGCATGAGCTGGCGGAGTGGTTGCTTGGCTCAGCCCCACAGCACTACTACAACGTCAAGGTGGTCCGCAAGAGAAGTGGACACGACCGAAAAGTGACCTACTTCGGCCTGCGACTGCGCGACACGTGGAGGATGGCGATCAGCCGCGAATCTGGCTGCGGGTCGCCTCGTGCCGATCTGAGCGACGACCAAAGGCTGGACTGGTAGACAGAAGTGGACAGGGTAGACACGATGCGATGTCTACAGCTAAGTGCTTGTTCAGCAACAAGTTACGTGCGATTCTGGCAAGTAGACAGCAGGGGGTGCCCATATTTACTTATTACACACATGCATACATACCTATTTATCCTTCATCTATTACCCTTTAATAGGAAAAAGTACTGTCTACATGTCTACCTTAAACATAAACTGTTGCTAGTAACCAACTTATGGAAAGGGTTGCCTAGACAGTACCAGAAGTGCGTAGACGTGGCTATTGTCTAGGGTGTCATGTCTACGGAAAGCAGGAGCCGCCATGGATCAAGCCAGTAAGCGACGGGCCAGCGACGTGATGCGGATCGAAATCTCCCAAGACATGGGGCGGTGGTTCGTGCACATCGTCCGCGTGGATGACCTGGGCCGCCATCGTGTGCGATGCCTCTCGTGTGCTCGCGGGCTCGTTGAGATCGCGGACGCAGCTCAGATCGCGGCGAACAACGCAATCGCCAGGAACATGCCGTGGGGGCTCACGACTCGGCTCGGCGACTTCATTCGTTGGTATGATCCGCTCGTTATCGAGCCGTTCGTCGAGTGGTGTATCAAACGCGGATTGTTTTCGCAACCATCGTATGGAGAACCGCAATGAACTCGAAGCGCAAGGGGAAGTGTGGCGAGCTGGAGGCATGCAAGGCGCTGCGGGATGTGCTAGGTATCGACGCAAAACGCGGCCAGCAATACAGCGGCTCGCCAGAGTCGCCAGATATTGTCACTGATCTGGATGGCATACACTTTGAGGTAAAGCGCGTCGAGCGCCTGAACATCTCTCAAGCCCTCCAGCAGGCATGCGATGATGCAGGCGAGGGGGCAGCTCCGGTGGTGCTGTGGCGTAAGAATCACGGGCAGTGGGTGTTCATTGCGTACCTCGACGACATGCCACACATCGCTCGCTCGGTGATGGAGTTAAAAAAATGACCCCCGGGGAGACGATGATAGCGATTAGCGTGTGCGTGTTCGTTGTGTTGTTCATTTTGTTGTCCAGGGGCGAATACGATGATCGCCAAACGTGATGACATGTTGCACCGAGATGACGAGCTGTATGGCAATCCCCAGCACGATCACCAGTCATCGCTGATGCTGATCGCAGTGCTGGGCA